GCTGAATTGGCTGAAGCAGTAGCGGAAGCATAAGTGGGCTGTGACCAGGTTGTAGTTGTCAACCCTGGAAGCGGAACTAATGCTTGAGTACTATTGAAACGGAAAACAAAACCCCCACCTGCAGTAGCAGTATTTCCGATAGCTTGCAAGTCTCGAGAGAAAGCGACAGCACTTGGCATTGTGGCTTCATCAGGGACTTTAACTCCAAATGCTTGTGGGCAAAATGGGTCAACTTGTGCAATTACGAATTGAGGTAAGTTATAATTTGCAGAACGCGGGATTTGCATCTGGCGTCCACTCATCATCCCAGCAGACGGTTTCGCTCGGAGAACTAAAGCCCGGCTAGTAACGTTGTTGGGTTCCTGAATCATAGTTCTACTTCCAGAGCCAGATTTTACTCTGGTTTTCCGGGAAGTTTTGCTTTTGGTTCGGGGTTGGTTATTTCTTTTAGTCATAACCATAACTGTAGATTTGTTCTTTTTGTTTGTCATTTGTATGGGATACCGCAACAACGAAAGAACGGGACTGTACATCATTGAAAAACAGACATGGAAACACACAATGTGTATTAACAACCACAAATAGCATAAGATCCTTTTACGCGAAGATGTGGAATTACTTGTCTGGGAAGCCACGCAGTCTCTCGGCATTTTGATTAGCTCTGGTGAGAGATTTGGTTCATTACTTTCAACAACCCCATAACAATTTAGCGTCTTGTCATTGACTGGACAGATTCCGCTCTGTGCCTTGCACGCTGTCAACTGAGATTCTCTAGCAAACTTGTCAAACCATCCCGTACGATATACAATATCCGAGAGCTTAGCTCTGTCAGGGGAATGACGCGTATTATCCATAAACTGAGCATAAAGCATACAAGCTTCATCTCTGGTTTGTGGTTTTTGCTGGAGTAGGTTCATCATGATTTTGGGCACGTTATTAGGGGCTCCATATGGGCCTCCGCTAAATTTCGTACTACAAAATTCAAAATCAGAACTGCTTACTTGGTTGTACATTTTGCACTTCTTTCCTAATAAGGAAGTGTACAGTTCTTTTCCGTCAGACACAAATCGTTCCACGCCATCATCTCCCATGACAATACACGCAGGATCTCCATCGTCCGTACTAAGTTTAACCACCAGAATATGATCGAGAGCTCGAACATATGAGTTACCTCTACTGGTGTTGTACCAACCGGAGGGCATGATACCGGGCAGCTGTTGAGCTACCATAGTACCGTCGATTAAGACAAAAACTTTCCGAGCCATACAGTAATAGTGAGCAGCAATAATGCTTTCCCACACAGTACCGGAACCTCCTGAAAGTTTAGTCCTTCCCTCCTTCTCAGCTTCAAACTCCCACTCTTGCATAGACCAGTCGAAATGTGAAATATCAGACTCACCAATAGGGCCTTCAATTTCCAA